CTTGTTGCCGGTCAAGGAAAATTCAATTCTATCGAGCTTAAAGGCTACTCGCACGGGGCTTTGTCGGTTATCAGCCGCAAACTTTTAAACAACGTTGACATCAATGTGACGAACTTCCTTACAAACAAGATGGCTGGGGCGTTTGCAGAGTTTTGGGAGAAAGAATTGCTTGTTGGCACTGGCTCAGCTAATAACCACATGACAGGTGCGACTTCGACGACAAACCTAGTAGCAACGGGCAACACGACTTACACAGCTGCCAACGCGGCAAAAATCGATAATTTGATTAGCTTGCAACTCGCTGTTCCGCAGCAATATCAGAAAAATGCGATGTGGATTATGAATAAGGCTGTATTTGCTGAGCTTCGCAAAGCAAAGGACGGCAACGGAAATTATTACTTAGCTTACGGAAAAGGCATAACATCGGGCTTTGAGTGGCAGTTTTTAGGCAAGCCAGTTTATGTTTCAGAAAATATGCCAGAACCTACAACAGCGGGCAATATTTCTGTTCTTTATGGAGATTTTGCAGGTATGGCAATGAAAATATCTCAAAACTTGGAAATTCAACTCATGCGCGAAAAATATATAGACAAAAACGCAATTGGAATAGTCGGTTGGGCTGAATGCGATTCGAAAATTCAAAATCATCAGATGATTGCTGGCCTAAAAATGGCAGCAACCGTGTGATTAGGGGGATTTTTAGATGAGCTATAACACAAAAAATTATTCGGAGAATGGTGACAAGCTGATTATTGGCGGAACTTTAGAAGTCCTAGATGGAGCTAAGTTAAGCGGTTTCCCTGTTGCAGAAAATCAAGCTTTAAGCGCTGCAACAACAATCGCAGATTTAAAGACAGATTTTAATTCTTTGTTGGAAAAATTAAAAGCCGCAGGGCTTATGGAGAGTGATTAAAAAACTTAAAACTTCGTAAAGAAAGGACGCGTGATGATGAATTCAAATTCAGATGCAACTTCGGACGCGAAGTGCCGGCGCGGGCTCCGCGCAGTTAGTGAGATAACTGTTAAAACTTTGGCCAATTACTTGAAACTTGACTACGGAAGTTTAGCCGAGGAAGAAATCTTAGAATTGGCAGCATTTTTGCAAGCTGCAATACGTTTTATTTGCGATTACACCGGGCTTTCTGAGGCTGACCTTGATGAGCATGAAACTTTTATAATCGCAGTTTTTGTGCTGGTGCAAGATATGTACGATAATCGCAGTTTTTACGTTGATAAAAGTCACTTAAACCACGTGGTTGAGACGATTCTGGGTATGCATTCGGTGAATTTATTGTAAGAGGCGGCTTATGGTAATCAATCCAGGAAATTTCGATAAAAGAATAAAAATAATAAAATATGAAATTAAAAAAGATTCAGACGGCTTTGAAGAAAAAATCGAAAATGTGGTATCAATAACATGGGCGCAGGTCACAAACATCAGCGGCACTGAAATCTTGTGCTCAAACTCAGATTTTTCAGAGGTAAAAACGCGCTTTTTAATGCGAACTCCGAAGATAAAACTAAACAAAGACATGTTCATAAAATTTGACGGGAATGCCTACAACATCGTGTATATCAACGATTACGGCTACGATAAAAAGTACACTGAAATTATCGCGGAGCTGGTTAGAAAATGAAAACTTTTTCACTTGCAAAAAGTTTTCAAACTTTCAAAAATGCGCTTCTGAGGCTAGGAATTTCGCCGTCTGTGGACGTCGACCAAGGCTCCGCCTTTGGAAACCGCGATTTTTTGAAAAAAATCGAGTAAAACTTTTAAGTTTTTGGAAGGAAAGCAAATGGCAGATTTTAAATTTAGTTTGGACATGGATTCGATTTTTCCGCAAGGGTTGGATGACGAGAATTTGGCTTTAGACATGGTAAAAGCGGGTCAAGTGGTCATGCAAAAATCAATTCAAAGAGCGGCGCAAAAGCACGTTAAAACCGGCAGCATGGCAAAGTCGATAAAGTGCTCGAACCCTGTTATCAATCGGGTTGGGGATGCTGTCGGGCGTGTGAAATTTTACGGCAAAGATAAAAATGGAATGCAGAACTGGTCAAAAGCGCTGTGGATTGAGTTTGGCACCAAAAATCAGCCAGCAGAGCCATTTGTAAGGCCGGCGATAAAAAGCTGTGAAAGCCGGGTTAAAGCGGCAATGCAACACGTATTTGACAAGAAGGTGAAAAATGAACATTAATCCATTGATTGAATCGGCATTTAAAGACTTTGAAATCAACAAAAAGCGTATTCCCATCGCGTTTTTGAGCTATACCGGAAAAGCTGACACATACTTAACTTATTACACTTGGCAAGAGCAACCAGCGAATTTTTTTGATGATGAACATCATGCAAAGGTGGCCTATGGTACGATTGATATTTTCTCGAAAGGAAATTTCAAGAGTATTTTGAAAGAAGTGAAAAAAATTTTAAAGGCAAACAAATTCACTTGGACAGATAACGGCCCGGAGACGTTTGAGCGTGAGACTGGTTATTATCACGTTCCGGTGAATTTTTGCGCGTGGTCGCTCTGAACAATTCGCGTTCAAAATTCACAAAAAAGAAAATACAAATAAAAAAACGGGACCCACAAAAAGTTGGTAGCTCGCAAGTCCACGTAAAAACAGCGCGTTTACAAGCTGTTAGTGGGCAAGAGCGTGACTTTTTGGGGAGAGGACGAGCCCCGAAATGACCGAGCTTTTGTACGTAAGGGCAAAACGAAAAAATGAAGGAGACGAGGACGATATGGCAGGAATTGGATTAAAGCGTTTCAAATACGCGAAATTGAACGACGACGGAACGACATACGGACCAGTAAAAACGCTTGCCGGTGCGATTGAGTGTAAGGTAACACTTGATTTGGCCGAAGCGACTTTATACTGTGATGACAGTTTGAAAGAGCAGGTCTCACTCTTTAAAAGCGGCACAATGACAGCTGGTATCGATGATGAGGACGATGCAATTTTTGCAGAGCTTTTAGGAAAAACAGTCGATGAAGAAACCGGTGTGGTTACATCAAATGTCAACGACGAGCCAATTTACGTTGGTTTCGGGCACATTGTTCCTAAAATGGTTGGCGGAGCAAGAAAATACAAGGTAGAATTTTTTCCAAAATTGAAATTTAAACCGTTTATTGCTGATGCAAAAACAAAAGGTGATAATTTAGAATTCACTACGCCATCGGTTGAAGCGACAATTTTTGAGAACAATGATGGAGACTGGGAAAAACATAAAGTTTACGATACTGAAAGTGAGGCAAACACCGCACTTGATGGCTTTTTTGTACAGTCAGAAGTTCCAGGGGAGTGATGATTTTTGGTCGATAAAATCAATTATTTAGAAACTAAAACTGAGAAGTACCCGCTAGTTTTTACACTAAACGTCATGGAATCAATCCAAGAAAAATACGGAACAATCGAAGCTTGGTCGAACCTGATACAACGTGATGGAGAGCCAGATATAAAAGCTTTGAAATTTTTTATTACTGAAGCAATTAACGAAGGATTAGAAATGGAAGCCGAAAAAACTGGCGAAAAACGAGAAACAATAAGTACCAAAAAAGCCGGACGAATCTTAACTGAAATCGGGCTTTCTGGAGCTGCAAGCAAAATTATGAATACGATAGCAGAAAGTATACAAACCGAGGATTCTGCAAAAAACGCAACCAGCCCGCAGAGTCTTTAACTGCGGGCAAAAATACTTTAAACGCCGTACCGATTGAGTTTTCTTGGATTTTGTTTGTGGGAACAAAAATGCTAGGATTTACCGAAAAAGAAGTCGGCCATATGACTCTGAAAAAATGGAGTCTTTTATACAAGCACTTTCGGGCATACCACAACTTTTGCGTTCAACAACAGCTATTTAAAGATGAAGAAGTTACCGAATTAGATAGTGACGAGTGGATAAAAAGCTAATTTTACTATTGATATTTTGCGAGAATTAATTTATAATAAAGTTAAAATAATTAATTTGAGGTGAATGTTATGATTATAAAATCGTCAACCACGCTGCGGAATGATTATAATACAATATCTAATTTGGCACATAAAATCGAAGACCCAATATACATTACTAAAAATGGTGAAGGTGATATTGTAGTAATGAGTATTGAAGCGTATGAAAAAAGAGAGGAAATGCTAAAGCTTAGAACAAAAATAGCGCAAGCTGAACTAGAACGAATCTCAGGGAAAAAGGCAATGTCGTTTGAAGAAGTAAAGAAAAATTTAGAGGGAAAGTTTGATGAAACGATATAATATAGAATTTCTGTCCTCAGCATGGAAAGAATTAGATGATATAGCGGATTATCATATCCAAAAAGTTGGAAAACAGTCTGCAAAAAGGTTATTTGATAAGATTATGAATGCTATTGAAAAGTTAGAAAACTTTCCATTTATGGCACCATTGATTCGAGATGAACACTTAAGTAAAGAAGGCTATCGAATTTTAATTAGTGGTGAATACGTTTGTATATATCGAGTTTTAAAAGAAACCATTTATATTTATCATATAGCTAACGGTCGAACAGAGTACAAAAATTTAATTATTGATTGAGCGCTCAAAATTTGAGCGTTTTTTTTATTCTTATTTTTAGTGAGGTGAAAATAATATGGCCGGTTCAAATACATTCGGCGGAACGATTAAGCTTGAGGGCGAAAAAGCGTACAGAGAAGCGCTACGACAGATAAATTCCGAACTTAAGGTTATGGCCTCAGAGATGGGCAAAGTTACCGCTGAATTTTCTAAAAATGATAAATCAGCCTCTTCCCTCACCTCTCGAAATAAAATCTTAGCTGAACAAATCGATAAGCAAAAAGAAAAAATCACGGCGTTAAAGAACGCTTTAGAGCAGTCAAGCGAAAAATACGGGGAAAATGATAAAAAAACGAACGCATGGAAAATTTCGCTGAACAAAGCTGAAGCTGAGCTTATAAAGCTTGAAAAAGAACTTGGTGACAATGAAAAAGTTCTTAAAGACAGCAAAAATGCTACTGAGGACAACTCTAAATCACTTAAAAAGTTTGGCGATTCGGCGAATGATGCTGGTCAAAAAGCGCTTAAACTCGGGGATTTAATCAAGGCAAATTTAATTTCTGACGCGATAATAAGCGGCATAAAAGCGCTTGGCTCTGCGATTATGGACGTTGCAAAAAAATTTGGCGAGTTTGTCTCAAGCGGAATAAAAAATGCGAGCGATTTACAAGAAGTTCAAAACGTAGTTGATGTTACCTTTGAAGAAAGCGCGGGAATAATTAACGATTGGGCGACAAAAGCCGCCGGAGCCTATGGTATGAGCGAACTTTCAGCCAAACAGTACACCGGAACTATCGGCGCAATGTTTAAATCGATGGGCCTTGCTGACGAGCAAGTTTTGTCAATGTCAACCGATATGGTTGGACTCG